TCTCTTAAAAATTTAGTTAGTGTAGGTGTAGTAGGAAACCCTTCAAGATTAGATATGCCTGTTTCATGGGGGTTGTTTAAATCATTAATATGATTAGTTAAATCAATTTGATTAGCCTTACTACCAATTTCTGTATCAGATGTAAATCTTTTAGATGTAGATTCTTGAATAGTTTCAGCAGTATGCTGCTTATTTAAGTTTCTATTAATTAACTTGTCATGGTCTAGTATAACATTAACATCTGAGTATATTTCATTAACAGCTACTTGTATTTCAGGAGGAGTTTCTAATTCGATAGTTACAGGATTATCTACTAATTCAACTGTAATATCTTCATTATTTACTTCCTCAAATACAACTTCTATCCTATCAACCTCAGATAATCCTACATCAATTCCCATTACTCGATAAATTTCAAAGAAGGTGCTTCTAATATTTTAACTTCTACTCCAGAAGAGTAGTTTGAATTTGTCAGCCTATAATCTATAGTAATATCATAAATACTATCAGTCACAGCATTTTCTGTGACTGTAGTATCTATATATACTTCTAACCAATTTGGGTTAATTGCACTTATCTTGACAGAGTTGTTATCATATCCACTAGCAGCATTTTTGGAATACTTACCTAATATGTTACCATTATTATCTACGAATACTACAAATATATCAGCAAATGAAGTAATAGCAATATTAAACTTCAAAGTTGCCCTAATTGAACTCTTTTTCTTATAAATTCCTATAGCGGTTGAACAACCCATGTCAAGATAAGTTTACTAATTATGATATACCCAAAACAGTTTTAAGAGATGTTACATCAGTATCTAGAGATGCTTCAACTGCAATAATCATGTCATATACAGATTTTGGTTGAACTCCAGTTGCTACTGAGGTGTAGGTTTCATCGTATGCCTTAAGTACAATTTGCTCGTAAGTAGCAGTAGGCACAATTTCTTGCTTAATCTTGGTGGTTGGGAAAGAACTCAAAGTAATATTAGTATCCCTAAAGTTCATTCTATACTCCTTAATAGCAAGTTTATATCCTGTACCATTACCATCAGAAGGAGCAGTAACATTTACAATTGGAATTCCACTATCAGCATAAATACCCTGATTAGGTTTACGTAGACGTGTGAAGAAACTTACCCTGTAGTAATCCTGTACTTGAGGATTAACTACTGGAAGTAATAGGCCTGTAATCTTAAGGCCCCAATTAGTAATAGTGGCATAAGTACCAGTAGTACCATCAGTAAATGCGATTGTAGCAGTAGCTCCAGTATAAGGCTTATCAATGGTAAATCCACTAGTAGTTCCACCAGTAACAACATAAGTTACACCAGATAGCTTAACATACCCAGATGTAATAGCAGTCTGAATAGTAGCAGCAGCATCAGCAGCCTTAACAAATGGTACATAGTTAGAACCATTAACAGGCTTTACACCAGTAGCATCTCCAGTACCAGCAGCAAATGCAGTTCTAGTACCATTAGACATCCTTTCCATAATAGCAAATGGAGTTGCCTCATAAGCCATTAAAGCATCCCAAGCAGTCTTAAGACCAGTCACAATTGCTTCTTGAGAAGTAGTAGCACCAGTAACATATGATACTTGCTTAATAACAGGAGTGTTATTGTAAATACCAAAAGTACTCAACAAGTCTAGAGATAGCTCATAGTCCGTGTTGACTGTAGCATCAAATGCTCCTAGAGTAGTAGTTGGATTATACCCAACAATAGTTACCTGTTGAGTAGGTGCAACATAGTCCGTATAAGTCTTTGATTCAATAGTACCCATAGTAAATACAGGAGAGTATGTAACATACCCATTAGAATCTTTAGAGGCAATACGTACTTTCAATTTCGTATCAGTAATAGCAGAAGTTTGTACAGTACCTGCCATATCTACAATGGCTACTGACTTATTTGGTAGTGTAGCAACTGTGGTATTTGCCCCACGAGCGGCATTTGCAGCATAAAGTCCTGTTACTGCGGATTGACCATCAATCATTTTAATTTAGTTTTAGTTAAACAAAAAATTATTCTCTTTCATTATTTTGTTGCATTGCAACCTGTTTTAAGTATAAGTTATTCTGGTGTGCTTTCATACATATATCAACTGCTCTGTTAACAATATCTATATGTAGAGAACTAGCCAACAGTGAATCACTTTCATAGTTCAGGCAAGGTAAGTTAATTATATACCTTAATGTAAAATTATTTAAAGTAAATCCTTCAGGTATAACAATTTCATTATATCTTTTACCATTAGAACCATAATCCATCCTCCAAACTATTTCAGCATTAGGCTTTTTAAATGGATTTTTCCTATTCTGATGATAGTATCTAGGTTCTATATCTTTAACTCTACAGTAAACAGTTCTTCCGTTTTTAACCATATTTACTTCACCAACATCTACATACTTTAAGTCTATTGGATATTCGAATATATAGTTAACTCCAGAAAACTTACTTATGGTAGTAGTCCTACTATCAGCAGGAATGTACTGTTTATCCTTTATAAGTGCTGCTAGATTATTTTTAGTGGTTGTACTTAAATCAAACTGAGTAAAATTTTCCTGGTTAAATGGTAAATTATCCCTAAATACCATTTCCTGAGCTTCATTTAAGTATTGTAGCCATTCAGTAGTAGGAATAAATATATCCTCACTCTTAGTGATGGTTTTTAACCTGCCATCACAATTATATACCATTTCTTTAGTTGTCATTGTTTGGATTATTTACTCTATTAGAAAATGAAATATTATTCATAAATAGCTGGTAGCTATACTTAACTATATCTTCATGTAAAACCTCAGCAATTTCTGGTATAGTAGTTACTGTAGAAGTATCCTCAAATCCAAGATTTTTAGGGGTTTTTAGATAGGTTAATGTGCATACGTTACCACTTCCTATCTTAGTCCATTTATCTACTAAAATGACCAGCTTATCCTGTAACAGTATGCTAATGGGTTCTCTAAGTATTGGCGTATTAAACCTAGTAGTTTTAGCATTTTCAAATGTCTGATATGAGTTAGTAAGTATTAAATTACTATATAAATTATCACTAGTCTGAATTTCATCTGCTCTAGTAGTTGCTACAGCTCCTCTAATGTAGTAGTAGTAGTTATCAGGAAGTACTACGCTATACCCAATACCAACAAGTTCTCCATTACCTATACTTACTGCTGGTAGATGAGCCACCTCAATTAAATTTGATAGAACATCTTGATTGGCTTGTATTGTTAGTGTATTTGTATTAGAATCTCTTGATGATAGAAATTTCTCTAGTATATATCTCCTATATCCAATATTAAGCTGCATCATTATTTTATCAGAGTTTAGTCTCAACTGCTCAGCATATGCAGGAACAGAAGTATCAAGTAAACTCTGAAATTCATACATCATTTCTACTGTTGTCATAGTTAATTCTTATTAGCATTAGATGTTAGAGATAAATTCCTTCTTTCTACCGCTTTATTAAGGATAACTTCATGCAACATTTCTGGTAGTTCTGAAGTAACAGATTCAGTGATATCTGCTGGAGTCTTAATATAGGTAAAAACTACATTTGGCTGACTTATGATAGTGGTAAATGCTCCAACAGTAGTATATGAATCAGCAATAACCTTAATTCTAGCCTTATTGAGACTTTCCTGACTCTCAATCCAGTATAAGGGATTAAGCAGAATAGTATTTCTATTAAAAGGATTTTCAATAAAATTATTTGCAAAATCCACATCAACTTCCTTAAGGCTAACTATGGTATTACCCATTTCATACGTAGGGATAAATCCACTACTAGATAAGGCAGTTCTACTTATAGCAATTTGTCCTTTTATTGGATAAAAGAAGTTATCTGGAAGATTCCCTCTATATACCTTGCTATTATTAGGTAAAGGCCCAATAGTTTCAGAGGAAAGTGATACTTCCCCCTGAACTATTAGACTATATAAGGTATCAGCCTTTCCTTTAGTACACAATTCTAGAGCCAACTCTCTTTGAGAGATATTAAGCAGATCATAAATTTCAACATCTAGTAACCCTGGGGCTTCATAACTTGAAACTACCTCTGTCAGTAATCTAAACTTATCTACGAATTGTTGTACTGTCATTATATTATTCCTTTACTACTTTTTTCTTAGTACTCTTACTTTCTACCTGAGCAACTAGGGTTAGGTATAGTGGGTCTGTAACTTCCTTCAAATCCTTAATTACCGATATAAATACCTCCATTGTATAGGATTCAGGCATTCCAGGCAACCTGTAACTTGCAGCCCCAACTCTTTCTACTGCTCCTTTAACAAGTCCATCTGAGATAAGTGATTTAATATTCCTATCCTTATCATCAACAATCTTTTTCACAATTTCAAAGTCTTTCTTTAGACATCCCATAATCTCAGATTCATACCACTCATTCTTATTGTCCTCTGGTACAATCTTACCACTTCTCTTCATGGCATAGTAAAGAGTTAGGAATCTTATCATTTCAGTCTTAGAAGTTCTAATCTTACCAATCTCAATATAAACATCAGTTTCATCCTTAAGCTTACCAGCATCCTCATTCATTGAGAAGTCCTCATCTACAAGAATAAACTTCCTAAATGGGTTTGTATCATAATCCTCCTTACCAATTGCAAAATCTGTTTCACAGGATTTAAGTACTCGATACTTTAGGTTATCTTCTGGGATAGATAAATCCAGAAATTTTCTACCAGCAAGTAGCTCAGATGATTTATCAATATAAACTATAAATGTTGTCCAAAAGTTATCTACATCATCACGATAGTTTAAAGACCTATCATAAATACTCTCAAAGTACTTCCTTTCTTCCTCAGATTCAAACGGATTAATTAGATGTCCTGCTCTAGTAACACCTAACGTATATCCCCATCTACATTCATCCATCATAAATTGTGCTGGATGCCCCTTTTGGTTTGCACCAAGTAGAGGTTGTGCCTGAATAAGAGGCTTGATATAAACCTTTTTATTCTTAAGGTATCCTTTATCAAGACCTTCCTCAATTAGTCCTTTTCCTTCCTTCACTTCCATGTTTTACTAATTTAGTTAAATTTTATGCTAAAGTAATGTTATTTAAATTAAAAATAAAATAGGTGATAGAATAAACTACCACCTATTTAACATTTTACAAACAATTAGAATTACTATCTATAGATTGCAGGAATAAACCTACCTGTCTTAAGAGGGTTCTTAACCATAATACCACGTTGCTTCCAACCATATACTGAGTAACCATCTACAGAAGAGGTAATAGTTTTAGGATTACCAGCCTTACCACCAGGAGTAAATGGGTCAAACATACCTGGAATATAACCAAAAGTTTCTTCAAAGTTACGCTGCATTACACGCATGATATTAGCCTGTCCATTGGTTTGTCCAAAGTCAAAGATATCATAGATATAAGATGCAACATTACCTCCATCAGGATGTTTCAAAGTATGGAAAGGACTATCCTTTTGGCTATCAATTACTAAAGTAATCTCAATACCATTAACCCACTTAATAGTAGTGAATTGCCCTTCATTCCAACCTAACTTACCATTAGCAGCTTTCTCAAGAGGATAATCACTTCTGAAGAAGCTAGATGCACCTGGTTTAGCAAGTAATGCCTTATGGAATTGAACTGCACCATATTCACCACAGGTAACAACAAGTTTACGCTGGTCTTCACGGAACTTACCTACAGTAACACTAAGTACAAAGTCTAGCAATGCATCAATACTAAACTTATTGTAGTAAAGAATATTACTGTTATTCATTTGCTCATATAGGCCAAATCCAGACTTAATTACATTACCAGATTCACCTCTATTACCATAAGAACCATCAAGTTGCTTATTTGACTTACCATAAAGGTCTAGTCTATATGCATCATTTCTAAACTGGCGATAGAAATCCCAAGCTTGCTTATCAATCCATTTCTTACTAGTTTGACCAGTTTCCAAATCCTTGAATGCAAACGCAAGAGGGTTATTCTGAGTACCATTACGTAGTACATTACCAGGAACTTCATAATTCTTACGAATTACATTGAGGGTATTCTCAAACATGAAATGGGTACCATGATGGATACCATTACCCCTCTTAGAAAGAGCCTGTTCCACCTGACCCCATCCTTCATTCCATAGACTGTCTGCAACAAGGTCTGCAACAGGTACAAAGAATGCTTGATTTGATGTAAGTAATTCTACTTCATGACGATATAAATCACCAATTTGAATAGCGTCAGATTTACATCTAATTACATATGCTTCTGGTTTAGAACCAAGTAGAGTAGTAGTAGCAGTAAAATATGGCTCTGCAAACCACATATAAAAACTAGCACCATATTGACCAGGCTTATCTGTAGCATTAAGTGCAGTACCAGCAGCATCAAGAGAGGCTTTTACTAGTGGAATTGGTCTTTCCTCACCACCAATCATTGCCCATCTATAGTTCATTTCACCATTATCAATATAGTGAACAGGTAGCTTATTAATCATACTACCAAAGTTATATCCGTAGTTTACATCATACAGATACTCCAAGGTTTGATTAATGTATTCAGGCTGATAGTTGCCCATAGCAGCCAGGTGATCCATACTGGTAAAGTTACTCCAGTATTTAGGTTCTGTAATTTGCAGTTTTGATACTTGAAATCCCATGTTTTATTTATTTTAATAGGTTTTTATCCGTTATTTCTTCTTATTGAGCGCATAAACTTATCATCTAGAAGTTGTTTCTGCTCATCAATAACTTCTGTACTAGCAGCAGTGTTTCCCTTGAATGAAGATTTACTACCAGTTTTTAGTACTTTATCCAATTCATCTAAAGCAACTTTTTTACTTGCCTTGGCAGTTGTTATATTTCCTTCCAATGCCCCAGCTGCCCATAGTGCTGCAATTTTTTTATCAAATTCTAGAGGATTTTTAGCCCTTTCTGCCCATAACCTATTGGTTACTGTACCATCTTCCAACTCTACAGGGGTTAAAAGTAATTCTTGAGCCTTAATAGCCTGAGTCTTTGTAAGCTTAACTCCCTTAACAATTTCTGCGTCAGCTTTGAAAGTGTCTCTAATATCCTTAGCAGCCTCTTCTTGTTGCTTTGCTAAATCTTCTTGATACTTAGCATACTCACTCTGTTTACTCTGAATGGCCTCTTTAGTATGCTTTTGAAGTTCTGGTAATGCCTCCTTTGCCTCATCAATATCCTCACCATTAGTTACCAACTTATCAATATGCTTAGATATTCTAGCATCATCCCATTTAGTAGTATTCTTAAAATGCATCTCTAGAATACTACGTCTAGTTTCCTCAGACTCCTCTAGAATATCATCATCAATCTGCTCTAGTTGAGAACTTAGATTGGTTAATTCAAATGCCTCATCTTGTGGTACTCCAGATTCTTTTAACTGTAAGTATGTCTTATAATCTTCTTCATAGGTTTCTTTAATGGATTTTTCCATTTCTTCTACCCTAGCATTTACTAATTGTAGTAGTGCTTTACCACCACTACCAGTCTCTTCTACTAATTTTCCAAAACCTTCTTCATCAAATTCAGATAAAATACCCTCTTCTGCAAGAGCTTTACTGAGAAGAAGGAAGGAATTAGCAGTCTCTTTTGTTGCAGAAGAGGGCTTTATTTCTTCAGTACTATCTTCTTTTACTTCACTATCCTCAATAGAATCTAACTTAATAATTTCATCTATTGAAAGATTTAATTCATTAGAATCAGTATTATCTACTTTTTCTTTACTACTATCATCTACTTTTTCCTCTTCAGTAGATGAATCTTCACTACCTTTTAAATTGACTATTTCATCAATATTCATTTCCAACTCACCTTGTGGGTCAGAATTAAAATCTACATCAAACATTCCTGCCATAATTTTCCTTCTTCTTTGAGCAAAGAACTTAAAAGTTAAATTCTTCTACAATTTATTTATTAGTTTTAATTTTCACGTATAACATAATATTACCCCAAAGCCTCTTCAAAAGTTTCTTCCATAAAGAATAGGCTAGTATTAGTCTGTTTAAGCATATCAATTCTATCCAAAAATGCCATCATCTTAGCTTCTTCTTCAATCTGTTCCTGAATAAACCAATGCATAAATCCAAACACTGTTAAATCACCTTCCTTTAAAGCCATTGCAGCAGTCTTACTTAATTCTTTGCTTACCTCAATTTCATGCTTATAGGATGCTTCTACAATCTTCTCCATAGATTCATACTCATTAGACTGCTCTTTAACCATTGGAGTTATAGGTAAAACATCCCTATCCTGTAGATACTGATAAAACTTACTACAGTGTGTCATTTCCTCATCTGCATACTTCTTCCAAAGTTTTGCAGCATTGAACCAACCATTATATTCAAACCACTCTCCCATAGCCCTATAGAGCCTTGAGGAGTTTTCCTCAAGTTCTATATGGGTGTTAATTCTCTTCTCTAATTCTTCTGATATTCTTTTCATAGTTATTTCTCTCCTGAAACTTTATTTTTACGTGCTGTACTAGCCTTCAATTTCTCTCTAGCCATTGCTGCTTTATCCTTCTTATCTTGCAACTCTTTATCATGCTGCATTTTTTCTCTCTCTAAATCCATTTTCTCCTGCTCTAACTTATACTTTAATGTAGTATCTAACTCCTTCTGAAATTCATCAGCCTCTTGTTTTCTAACATTTAAAGCATTAGAAGCAATCTCCATTGGGTCTGGGATACCATTCTTATTTAAGTCAGTATCCTCCCTCTTATTATAAGTAGCCATTTGTGCTACCTGAATCTTAGTAGAAGCTTCAGTATCAATCTTATACTTTTCAATGTCAAGTTTAGCCATTTCCAAATCATACTCTCTTTGTGCAGTAGCCTCTGCTTGAGCATTAGCCTGTTCAATTTGCTGCATTTGTATCTGATTCTGCTGTTCTTGAGCCTGTCTAGCATTATCTGCAACCTGTTGCTCATAAGCCTCAATCTTTCTCTGTAGACTTTGTGGGTCTGTAGTTCTGTATAAATCTGCAACAATTGATAGATTTCCCCCATTTTGTAGGAATGGTTGTGCAAGTTGTTTAAGTGCTTGAGTCATTTCCATATCAGCACTACTTGAAGTAATATCTATACCATATTCAGATTCTACAAATGTTTCATAGTCAAAATCTAAGATACCCATACTACCATCATCCATAATATATGGCCTCTTAAACTGCTCATTTCTCCAAGCAAACTTGGCAAGTTCTAACCACATTTTTAATGCTCTAATTCTGACATTATCATGTAATACAAACCACTTTTCAGTACTCATAGAACTTTGAGTTACAGCTCTTTCAACACCTCCAACAGTTTCCCTATTATCTACAGCACCCTTTCTTTGTGGATTAATACCTGTTATGTCCTCAACTCTTCTAGCAATGAAATCTGCCATTAGTAGAGTTCTCTGTAGATACTGCCCTTGTTCTAAATCTATAGAGGCAGAATTCTGATTCATTGCTCCTGCTAACTTACCAGTTGCTGCTCCTTTCTGTCCTTCATTAAATGGGTCTACTACTTGCCAACCTAATACCTCAGCATAGTACATCCACTTGTCCATTTCCCAACCATCTGGAATTAAAGACAAGTCTAGTCTAGCCATTTTACCCCTATCTTTAAGCATAGTCATTTCCATTCTTGCCATAAGAGCATTATATAGGTACTGATATTCCCTAGTCATATCCACCAAACTTCTACCCTTATTAGCATTAACATTAACAACTATACCTACTACAGGAGGTTTACAAATAGACGGATTATCCATACTTCTAAACTGTACTGGACATGGCCTCATTCTGGTATACACATTATTACCGATCTTAGTACCTTCAAACCATTCAGATAACCATAGCCACTCTACTTTCTCACCTAACATCTTATTAGGCTTATAGGATTCATCTACATACTTCTTAATGGTTTCACCTGTTTCAGGGTCAGTAGTTTCTAATGAGCCTACCTTTCTCATGCCCTTCCAAAGAACTCTAGTACACCTAACATTACCTTGAACGTCAAATCCACCAGCAAAGTAGGATACATCTGAATTATTAGGATTGAATATGTTACCATTTAATTCTACTCCAAATATTAGACTTGGGTCAAATACTGGATTAGCCTCTTGCCCCTGAATAAGTCCTTTACCAGTAGACATTCTAAATCCTTGCTGTAATGCATCTATTTCTTTAGGTGATAAATCATCATAGTACCTATCAAGGACTTCTCCTAAAGGTAAGTATCCATCCTCAACAATAATATCTGAATCCTCTATCTTATAGGATGTACCTGCTCTCAAGCTATACGTATTTAAAGGATTACCCTTTCTAAGTACAGGTTTATTACCTATAACATCTCCAAAATATATTTCCTCTCCAGCAATTAGTAAATCCTCAAACCCTCTACTGAATGTTTCAGCAGCATAATCTGTTCTATATAGGTAGTTAATAACCTGTTGAGCCATTCTAGCCCTTCTATCCTTATACTCAAAATTAGCCCACTTACCAAATTCCTGCATCTTCCTTTCAGTTTCTTCAGGAGATTCGTTTGGATTTATAAGTGATTGAGTTACAGTCTGAGTAAAAGCATTATTAATAGTCCTTAACCTTTCATTAACGGCATCGCTATTAATAGATGTAACAATAGGATTAAATACTCTTCTTCTTTCCTCTCCAAATAGCAGCATTAAACTACTATTTAAAAGAGAATAATTCTTATACCTAGGAAGTTTAGCGACATCATCAAATCCCCAAGGATTAATAACCCTATTCATCTCTTCCTTATCAACAATATCATTGAAAAGATTATAGTTAATAATCTTATTCTTTCTGGTATTTCTTACACCAATTGAACTATATAAGTTGAGGTTCCAGTTAACTATACTTAATCCAGCATCAATGCACTGCTGATAGAAATCATCAGTTCTCTCTTTATCAGTAAGCATTTGTGCTGGGAAGAAGTTAACACTTTGAACTCCCATTGCAGATGATTCCTTTATCATACTTTAATATTTAGTTTCCAAATTTATACATATTCATATCATCAATACTAATTTAATTACCATGTATTTAACATTTTAGATTTGTTTCCATAGAACTTATCAAAATATTTATCATGTGCTCTAGTTTTAATTTGTTCAGTAGTTCTTTTAATCTCTACGTTACCTAATTCCAAATCATACAGCATTACTGCTCCCATAGCACTAACCCTATCAAAGTTACCATCACTATTCCAACTGGCACATTCTTTAAGGTATGCAACACTTCTAATCTTATGCAGCCTAGTCAATCCGTTAGGATTTCCCTCATCATCCATTAAAGGTTCACACATCCACTTTACTTGAGCAGTTCTTAAGAATGTATTTACTTCAGCAGTAGCATTGAATCCTTTGGATTTATTTCCATATAATGTATCAGGTTTTAAAGACTGTTTGTCAGTAAGTATTTTAGGAACATCTGCTAGCATATGAAGTATATTTTTATTTCTAAAATATACAAATAATCCCTTCTTATTATTTTCATACATTATCATTGCATTATAGTATATAGCAAGTCTATAGCATATCTCAAAGAAATCATTGGCTGAACTTGGTCTACCAGTATATTCTGCAACTATTCTTCTTGTAAATCTGTCAAATACAAAACAACTTCCTAATGATACTGAATAAAGAACCTCATCATTTTCTATTGGGTCAATTCCAATTATATACCTAAATTTATCTTTATTT